TGTTATTTCATTTATATTCAAGCAGTTGAAATCTTCTTCTGTTTCGAAATATCTTTCTTTAAAATTTTTATCATTAAAGCATAAATAGAAAAGCTCATATTCTTTTACTTTTTTTTCAACGTAATTTTCCAAAGAATCAGAAAATAATTTGTCCTTTTCATTTAATAAAAGAGAAATTTCTCTATCTGTTTCTTTAATATTTTTTTCTATTATTTCTTCTTCTTGTTTTGTTTTTGCTTTTTCAAGATTATCTTTTAAGCCCCCTAAATAATTTCTTTTTTCTTTTATTTTTTTTTCTTGTTCGATCCCCCAAAGGCCGTTTTCTTTAAATTCTTTTTCTAGTTCTTCGTTTGTTTTCTTTTCAGCAGATTTAGCGCGATTTAAAAAATACAGATATTTTTCTTTTAACTTCGCGATATCAAAACAATTTGGGTGCTTATAGAAGATTAATTTTTTCTGGAAGTTGAATTTAGTATATCCGCTACATATTTCAGACAGCATTATAGAATAATATATTTCTTTTTTTGAATGCATTATTCATTTTCTTTATCAACGCCTTCCGAAACTTTGTTGTCGAATTCTTCTTCTCTTTCGCTTTGTTTGTTGAGGTCGTTTATGGCATCATCCATTTCTTTTCTATCTGTGATATTATGCAAGAAGTAAAATAAAGCCACAGTACTCATTCTATCGAAAATAGATTTAAATAATATGCTTTCGTTAGTCCCCTCTTCTTCAAAAGAATTGTCTTCCATTTGATAAAAAGAAGATTGTTTTCCATCAAAATCCCTTCCCTTGAAAAAGCTTTTAAAATCCTCGTCTTCACCCTTTTCATAAGTAAAGAATAGAATGCAGTAAAGTATAGTTTTGTTTCTTGCTTTATTATCAGCAGTATGATTAAATATGTTATTTTTGATTTCTTCAAAAGCCACAAGCTCTCTTCTTAAAATATAAATTTTATCAAAAAGTTCTTCTTCTCTTTTTTCTTCTATTTCCGTTTTTTCATCTTTAGAAGCTATTAAGTAATATTCGTTTTGGACCTCGAATAATTCTTTTGATTTTTCAAGATACTCCATTTGTTCTTTATCTGATAATTCTCCGCCATTATCCAGATATTGCTTCATTATCATATCTTTAGTCATTAATCCCTTTTTTACGAATTCATTGACCTTTATAGAATAAAACATTTCTAAATCTTCCATTTCTAAACGATTCGGCAATTTAAAAACAAATTCTTTTTCGACTGGAATCTTTTTTGTTTCTAAAACTTTTTTTTCGGAACCGTCTTCTTGTTTTTCTATTACAGTTACTTCTTTTTCCTCGAAGTCTCTGTGAATATACTTGTGGAGTATTTGTTTATCTTTTAATTTCATAATTTATATATTTTTACACTAGTTTACTATAAATAAAAAGAATTTAAATAAAATACACAAAAAAACCCCGCCTTTTGAGCAGGGTTTTAAAGTTGGGGCTATTTTCCCCAATTTGGTGTTAATTATATTCCAGAAAAGAAGATTCCCTTTCCAGTATCATTAGGACCACCAATTTGAACTGAGAATGAAATATCGACTGATTCATTAGAACCAATATCAAGTGAAACACTTTGACTGTCTAATTCCATTCCTTTTCCTTCCAATATAAATTGAACTGGACCATTACATGGTTTTTTGAATGTAACGCTCACATCTCTTGATTCTGTTGCACAAAAGATGCTAGCCAAATTACCAGTAGTGAAATTTGTTACGTCTGCTGTAATATCCAATGTTGCAGTCAAAGGAAAAGTTATTAGTTTTGCGTTAGGAAAATTAGTTCCAATTTTATTTTGGTCTTCTCTATCAAGTGGGACATTCAAAGAAACGCTTTGAACATTCAAAGTATTAATTTCTGGACCACCGAAAGGAAGGTTCCCGCCCAAACTTAAAACCATATCGCCCGGTCTTAAACAATCAACCATAGCACCAGTTGTTGCAAATGGAATTGTAAATGGTTTTCCAGTTACTTGAGATCCGTCAGAAGGATTAATAGCTGGGCTTGCTAGATCAGTAGAACCAGTATAAAAAGCGGCATTTAAAGCATCCCCTCCGATTGTAACCGTTGGAATTCCGCCGACAGAAGCCTCTAAAGCCCAAGAATTAATAAATCCATTACCAAGAGCGGCAACAATATGGGCATTTCTTTCTGTTGGTGTATAATCAGATGTTTTCATTGCATCTTCACCCTCGCCGACTTGAAGAATGAAATAATTTTTTTCTTCTTTTGTTCCTCTGATAATATCAGCTATGCAACTTTGTGTATTTACAGTCGAAAATCCCAATTTTGATTCGTTTGAGCCGTCTGTTAAATAATAAGCAAAGTTGAAACCAACTGTAGCAGGATCGATAATTTTTCTTTTACCAGCAAGCTCACCCAATTGATTGATATCCTGTCTATTGATAGTGATATCAGTACTAACACTTTGCGCTCTGTGAATTTGTCTAAGAAGGTTTACCCCGCTTGTTCCGCTGTTAAAGTGATCGCCTGTTGCGCCTCCAGAAGAAGCGTAAACAACCGCGTTATTATAATAAAATCTTTTTCTTGTAGCCATAATATATATTTACTAACTTGTTTTACAGTTTTTTTCTTTGTTTGTGAAAATTAAATTATGTTTCTTGGGTTAGAAAGTGTTATATCCACAAAGCCAACATAAAATTTTGGAACACTTTGTTTTGATATAATAGTGTTATCCTTTAATTTTGCAGTATTTATTGACTCGATGAATAGATTTTCGTTGTTTTCTCTTTCTGAAAAATAGGTTCCATAATTGAAAGGATATTCGCCAGTTTTCAAGGAATCTGAAAAACCCAAGGGAAAATCGTCAAAATCAATTTTTTTTATACAACTATGCAATTCATCATCAAAAACAGATAAAACGCCATCTAATTGATATTGATTTTCGCTTAGAACAACAAGTCTAATGTAAGATTTTGTGTCTTTCATTCCCCCTAAAGCAAATCCAAAATTTTGATTTCCATCATAACCAATAAAAATAGATGGATATGTATAATCGTATTTATCTTGCTTGTTTAGATAATCAAAGTATGTTTGATCTTGGTCTATTAAATAAAAGTTTTTGTTTATGAGCAAATCGTTTTCTGATTCGTTTGAAAAATATATACCAAATTCTCTTGAGGAAAATTCTCCGCTAACTGATTCGTTTGAAGAAACCAATGGATCGGGAATCAAAGCTCTACCCTTTTCATTATCGATTATAATGCCAGATTCGCCGAAGTTGACGAATTGATCATCTATGTAAATGCCTGAATATGAATAACCTTGATCATTATTAAATTTAAAATTTTTATATGGAGCGTAATATTCTGTATAACCATTTCCACCAGAATATTTTTCAAAAATATAAGTGTCTTTAGCATAGTAACCTTCATTTTCGTTCAAAAGCTTATCTGCCCATAAATAAATGGAACCGGGAATTGTATGTGAATATTGAGTTTTCATTATAATGAAGCTTTTAATATATCTTGTTTATAATTTTCTAATATTTGTTTTATATAAGAACTTTGAACTGATTCGCTGCCGCCTCTTTTTGTTGTTTTTGTTTGTATACCTGTTCCAGAAATTGATTTTGGAAATGTTTTCCCCGGACTAAATAAATAATTAGAATAATTACCTATTCCCTTGTCTAACATCTCGACCCAACTTCTTCCGCTAATCCAAGGTAATTGATTGCCTGTGACAGAATAAACATCTTCTATTTGTGGGCCAGTAATTATAAATCTGTATCTGTTTTTAGAATTTATCTTTCTCCCCTTAGAAACCCTAGTTTTTTTTTCTAAAATAGCTCTAATTGTTGGAATTGGGTTAGAAGGAAAACCAAGAAATGAGTATAAATTTCCCGTATTTAAAATCCCACTCTTAGCAAACGCACCAGCCTCTATTTCTTTTGTGTATGGATTATCGTCAAATGCTTTTAATGCTTTTTTCTGGGCAGAATTAACTCTGCCAACAACCATTCCTCGAACTTTTTCTTTGCCTTGTTTATTAATATTTCTTTCGAGAGTCGCTTTCAATGTTCCAAATTTGTATTTCATACTATTCCTCTCTTTTTAAATATAAAACATAATACTGAGAATCAAAAGGGCCAGTTCTAGCTGGATCTCCATGTAAATTCCAAGATCTTCCGTCTAATTCGATTCTTTCTGATCCATTTATTAAATTATAAGTTTCTTCATCAACTTTTAATCTAACTTCGCCCAAAGGATCTGGTATACCAACATTTGTTTGGGAATTTAAAAATATTTTTTCTTGCTTTTGGTCATATAAAACCCGCGCAAATTTATCATATTTTTTAACTTGTTCTCTTTGTTGCGGGGAGTTCCTTTCTCTATCATATAAAGCATTATAAGTATCATTTGTTGCTATAAATACCACTTTTTCTTTTTTGTATATAGAAATAGGTATTTTGAACGTATTATGAATTTTGTCAAATACGCTTTGGATACTTGATTTTTGCTGTGCAGTTAACAATGACATTATTAGTTTCCATCAACGCCAGCAACTTGTCTTGGCCCGCTTTTATAATAGTTATATTGGAAAACCAAATCTTTTAATTCTATTCCAGCGTCTTTGCTTTGTTGAATTAAGGTTTTAGCAACTTCATTTCTATTATTTCTTTTAATTGTAGTATCGCCTTCTGAAAGCGATATCCAATCAACTTGGCCCAATGGTGAGGTTATATTTTGTAAGACCTTTCTAGACTCTTTCTTGTAGTATTCTTTTAAAAAGTATTGGGTATAAATTCCGCTTTCTTCTGCGCAAAAAACAGGCTCAAAATTATCCCCGCTAACCACAAACTCAGTATTTAATAATACATTTAGATTGCCGATATTATTTTGTAACCAGTAAAAAATATAAGTTTCAGAAATTCCAGTGTTGGAATCAAACTCATTTTCCCAGATTTGATTTGCATATCCGCTCAAAGACATAATTTATGATCTCAACCAGTTTTCCAAATCCCTTCTTTTTTCAACAGGCAAAACACCGTCTTTGTCAAAAAGGTTCCCACCGCTTTCAGATTGATCAATATTAGATTTTGATTTTTCAGAAACAAAGCTTTTGTTTAGTTTTTCTCTTTTTAATTGATTCGGTAGGCCAATCGAAACCCTAAACTTTGCACATAATTCATCCAATTCGACATTGCTAGATCTATTTACCAAATCTTTGAATGAAGAAACTGAATAAGTTAAAAGCCTATTTTTAGTGTTTGTATAAAGAATGGAATCTATTGATTCTTTATCTGAATTTATTTTTTTGCCAATATTTTTTTCCATAGTATTTTTTACACTTTTTCGGTTTATTAGAGATAAAAAAACCCGCCTTAATAGGCGGGTTTGTAAATGTTTTGTTTTTTAGCTTAGGAAATAAGTCCAGTAAGAACTCTGTCATCCAAGATAACGTGTCCCGCTTCTCTGCCCCCGTAGAATCCAATCTTACCTCTACGATCAACGATGAATTGATTGTCAGGTGAAACTGTGAATTGCGAACCCTTATCTGCATCAACGGCGACCATTCTGAATAGTGAGTCTCTTCCCAAGTCAATCGCTAGGATGATTTCTTCATCACTTTGGATTGCTTGTGCACTCCCACCATTTTCTGGGGTTGCATAGTTGTCTGCGTATGTTGTCGCACCAGCTTTTGCTACAAAGATATCATTGAATCTTTGTCCAACACCCAACTCATTGATTTCCATCAAAGAAACGCCCATGAATTCTGATAGACCAGAAGCATTGAACATTTGTTCTCTAACGCTATCAGGAGCCGCAATTGCGGCGTCACCAGCAGTTGTGTTATCAGGAGCTCCAATCGAAGTGTAAATACTACCTTTAGTGTTGATTGGGTTATAAGCCATTCCGTAGATTTCTTCGATCATTTCAGGCGAAAGAATCAAATCTGTGAAACCACGACCTACACGAGTTTCTGGTGTACCTCTATTCCAAGCAGAGTTGATTCTTTTAGAAAGAGTTCTAAGCTTGTTAAGGTCGTCAGGAAGAAATCTTCCTTTGATACCAGTTCTGAAAACGTGTTTTGAACCGTTTGTTGTGGCATTAGCCAAAGCGCTCATGATAAGAGAAGCAGTTGTCTTTTCCTCTTTGATCATTACTTCTTGCAACATTCTTGTGAATGTTTTTCCAACAACCCCTAATCTAGATTGTCTTGCGTATTTCTTGTCGAAACCGTAAGCACTATCAAGAGAGTAAGTCATGAACTTCAACTCTTGTTGAGGGGGAAGTACCATGTTAGTTGCCAACCCGCCCGGTTGTGTTTGCGACCAAATTCTTAGGTGATCCTCTGTTTCAATATCGGAATAAAGATCCAAAGGAAGACTTGGTGAACTATCTTCATTAAAAGTTTCTGTCGCAAAAAGATTTGAAACGGTTGGGGCTTTATTGATAACCTCGTTAAGAACTGGTTCAATAAATTCTGCAACAGCCAATTGAGCTTTGTTGGCAAGAGCAATATCGTTACTAGCCATAGCTTTAACTAGCTCTACATGATCTTTTGTGTGTTTTAGTGTAATATTCATTATTTTAAATTTCCTTTTTTAAATTAGATGTTCAATTTCAATAGAACCGAGTTGTCTTGTTTAGAACCGCTTTGTGGTGTTGACAAGAACTTGCCGATTACGTTTTCCATTGTTAGTCCCATTCCTGTTAGACCAACGTATGTAACAGCTTCTGGTTTACCATCGTCACCTACGATTGCGTAAGTTTCGTGAGTTGGTGTCCCAGCGTAATTACCGCTAGTAATTTCAAAGACACCTCTTGATGCAACTGGGACAGCTTCACCACTCAAGCAGATTTGATTTTCAATTCTTTTTTGCTTGTAATAAAGGTATTTTTCTCCGTTTTCGTCAGTATATGCTACTTCGAAAAGTGTGATACCAAGAACGTCTGCTGCTCTTGCCCCACTAGCTGCGGTTGTGAACTTATTAGGAACAACAGGATACATGTCTGCACCGATATGCGCGTAATCAGTTTTTCCAAGTTGTGAAGAATCAACATACTCAACAGGATCTTTAGAGCCGTCTGATGCTGAGATAGAAACAAGAACTCCTTGATCAAGAGTCTGTGTATCAGCAGAGAACAATCCGTTAATGATGTCCTCTTCCGCTACTTGGCGATATGGTTTTAGTCTTTTACTCATGATTTTTTATAAATTTAATTTTTTGTGTTTTTTTATTTTACGTTTACGTTTTCTGATTTAAGATTTGATACGATCTTATCAACAAGATCGCCTTCTTCTTCAACCCTTTGTGAATTTGGAAGGTCTGTTCCTTCTTCGCTTGCTTTAGAAAGAATTTCTTCAAAAGTAAGGCCAGAAACTTTTTCAGCAGCAGCTTTAATTTTTTCTGTTTCAGCTTCGACTAATTTCTTAGCTTCTACTTTAATAGCTTCGATTCTTTCTTCTTTAGCGTTTTCAATTGCTTCTTTATCAAAAGATGCAAAAATAACTTCTAAAGTGTCTTTTTTATAGTTTTCGAAATCTTCGTCAGATTCGCCGATTTGTTTGATTTGATTCAAAACTTGTTTTTTAGCGGCAGTCGATAATTCGTATTTTTCAAGAATTTCGTCCATTCTTGATGTAACCAAAGCTTCTTGATTAGCTTGAGCTTTTTCTGTTTTAAGAGAATCAATTGTTTCTTTAAGAGAATCTACTGTGTCTGAAAGTTTTTGTCTTTCAGCTTTTTCATTTTCTCTTGCAGATTTTTCAGCTTCGATTTTTTCTACCCACTCTTGATTTTTTTCTTTAAGAGTTGATTCGACAACTTTAATTAAATTCGCTTTTGTTTCTTCAGCTTTATCAGTCTTGAAGGCATCTTTGAATTTATCAAGTTCAGACGACAATAGTTTGATTTGTTTTTCGAGTTCCATATTTTTAGATTTGTTGTTATTTACAGTGTTTTTATTATTATGTGAAATATTTTTTTCTGGTTTATCAAAAAATTGTAATAATTCTTTATTTTCTTCTTTACAAGAGTCGCTTTTAGCTGTATTAAATATACTTTCTATTTCTTCTCCATCTATGCTTAGTAATGTTTTTTTATCTACTAATTCTATCAAATCTTCTTCGCCAATATTTACAGATATGCCTTTAACATTAGCCGCTGGGTTAGTAGTAAAACCAATCCCAACTGGTAAAGCTGGCCCCAAAATAATTCTCCCCACTGGAGTTCCGTCTCTAAGTTTTCCAGATCCCCCAAATTTCTTCAAATATTTTTTATATTTTAATATGTCTTTTGGTTCCGTGTATATTTCGCATTCTTCTATGTTTTTGCTGCCAACTGCGATTGCATAATATTTAAAAATAATTTCCCAACTTGCTGATATAGCTTGGTACATTGAATCTTCTGGATCAGAAGACCTTTTAATTAAATCAATAAAATTTGGGTTTCCAAGTTTATATAATACAGCAGACGCGCTTAAATAAAAAGGGTCTTTTCTTTTTTTAATATCTTTTGGTTTTAAGATATCATATGTTTCCATTTCATTAAAAGAAACATCAATCATATGACCAACAACTTTTTGTGGCTTGTGTTCTATATTTGTTGGTTTGTGTTTAAAGTAATCGATTACTTCTGTTGCAATTGGGCTAATTAAAGCCTCGCCATTTTCATTAATTTGATTAACAACAGTAATTGGGAAGGCCACAGACAACAAATCGACATTTTTAGAAAAGTCTATTTCATTGCCGACAATTTTTTGTATGTTATCTAAGTTTGCACAAGAAAAATCACACAATTCTTCTTTCGAATGAATGTCTTCAATTTTTGCGATATTACTTTTAAATACCGCTCTTTGAATTTCATCAAACATTAACCAACAATGATTTCGCCAGTTTTCTTGTTTGCCACAGAAATTATTGGCTTATAAACTTCGTATTCCCCTTCTAAACCAAGAGCTTTAATAGCTTTCGATAATTGTTCGTTACTTTTTACGTTCGGCAGATGTCCTTTCATGTGATTTTGGAGGATTTTCATGAAGTAGCCCATTTCTTCTCTAACTGCGTCAAATTTATAATTCATATGATCGTAAACATAGGAAATACTTCTATCCATTTCTTCGTAAGTTGGAGTAGAAGCCATAACTTCTTCTTCTGTCATGTCAGACGCTTTGTTTTCTTTCCAATAGGAAATGTCATATTCTACAGAAGCTTTGTTTAATGTTGGCTCGCAACCGAATTTTTCTTTGACCCCATCGGCATATTTTTGAGCCATTTTTTCTGTTAAAAAGTCTGATTTAATTTTCATATCTATATGTTTTACATTTATTTATCTTTATTGTGAAATTTTTTGCTGTGATATATAATAGCGGAATTGAATATATTTTCATTGTATTTTTCGGCGATATTATATATTTCTGGATTGGTATCAAAAGATGTTAACAAATTAATGTCTTTAGAAACTTTCTCTATATTTTTGTGCCAATCTTTGTTTTCACTAGAAGCGGCAACAGATTCAACCATATGATCTATAAACTTTTGATCTTTTTTTGTAATTCTTTTTTTTGCTTGATTTTGTTTGTATTTTTCTTTTCCGTATTTTTCTAATTCAGAAATTGCAAAAACAACATCAGCAATGTCTTTTTTATAAAGAACTTCTTTTTTACTCGCAGAAGATTTTTGTGCTAATTCAGAAGGTCGGCCAGAAGATGAAATAGGTGGTTTTTTAGCACCGCCAGCCCCCCCATTTTCTTCTTTCCCCACTGGAGTTCCACCAACAATAGGATTATATAGTCCTTCTTCTCTTTGTTGTAAAAATTCTTTTTGTGATTCTTCTAATTTTTCTTTTGTAGGATAAACCCCTGTTTTTAAGAATTCAATTCCAGTCTCTGGTGTTAATATCCCCAACTCCATTAACCTTTGCGCGACTCTATTGACAACATTTTCATCTTTTAGGTTCATTTCTTGAAATTCCGCTGTAGGAGACTTTTGAAATCCAGCTTGTTCACAGATATCATCAATTTCTTGTTGAATAAAAGTTTTAAAATTAGCTCTTGGTTCTTTGATTCTTTCTAAGAATATCTTTGTTTTAATCATTTGATTAGCGAATTTACCCTCACTAGAAGAACCAGTTCCAAGAATAATGTTTTGCAAGCCCTCTTTAATGTCTTCGTTTACGATCTCGTACTTCTCTTTCCCAAGGACTTTCTTTAAATCTGGAATAACGAAATCAGCTTTAGTTGTATAATCAGAAACCAAAACACGGCCAACGCTTTGATTCAAGAAAAGGCTTTGCATAGCTTTGATGTGTTTAGGATTAACACCGCCTTTTTCTGGTTCATTACCCATTGTGATAAGCAAAACAATTTGTTCTACTGTTCGGCATATTGCTTGGTCTATTTTTTTAAGCTCTAATTTCCAGTTTATATCATCCAATACTGGGTAAACAAAAGGGACTCCAAATGGCTCATAGTCTTGTTTCTTATAAAAAGAATACCTTATCTTTTCTGGGTCCAATTCAATATAAAGGCCATCATCCAACCAAGTTCCTTCTTTGATTTGCCTTTGCGTTTCTTTTGGAAGTGCATCGAAAATTTGTTGATCCCTGTCTGTTTTTGGATCTCTAAGTCTTTCTAACTCGTATTGAGACAAAGCTTTTTGGTAATTACCGTTATGGAAAGAAGACGAGTGATACAAAGAAATTTCATAAGGGTTTAATAACAAATACCTTATTGGAATATTTAAACTTTTTACATTGTAAATTTTTGAAATCTGTGCGATTTCTTCTAAAGAAAATTTTGCGTTTATTCTATAAAGAAAAACATTGCCAGAACGGTAAAATTCTCTGAAAAATTGGTCTTTTAAGCTTTCTATGTTTATTCTTTTTAGCCAAGATTTAACAAATTCGCGACTCTGTTTTGTTCCACCCTCTAGGTACATTTCTGAATTCGCAAATTCAGACATAATATCGATTGTGTTTCTTACAATAGAAATATTGGCATAAGCTTTTTGTGTAAGCTCAATAGCTTTTCTCATTGTTATACCATGTTTTGTGGTACTGAAAGGCATATTTAATTGGTCTATATTATGATATCTAGCATCTTTGCTATCAACAAAAACCTGATTAAATCTTGAACCAGTTGTTCCAGTAGAGTTGTTTCTTCTTGCTTTTGAGAGATTAGAATTAAATAAATTCGGCGAATCATCACCCATTGGCTCCCAATCTTCGCCGAAAGACACGGAATGAGAAACTTTAGGTGTATTTGAAGGGGTTTCTTTACCCAATCTCTTGTTCCAGTAATCTAAATTCTTTTTTTTATAAGGTCTTTTTGTCTTTTCAGGCATAAATATTTTTACACAATTTTACTTTGAAAGTAGAAATTAAAACATAACTGGAGTAAAACCACCGTATTCTTCTTCGTCTGACATATTATTCATCTCATAATATAATTGTACAAACCAATTCCCAAGCACCAAAGCAGAGTAGGAGTCTTTACGGGTTTTATACTTACCTTTGTCTCTTTTCAAACTATCAGGTAAGTCAAAGCTTCTATTTCCAAGCGCAGAAACTTTTTGTATAATTAAAGCCGTCTCGTTTATGGTTAAGTCTATATTGTCGCTTTGTTTTTCGAGGAAATCAACCACTTTACTTTGTTCTTCAATTTTGTCGTTGTATTTTAATTCTGTGTCAAATTTTATGTTTTTTAGATCTATTTTTTTCAGCTCTTTCATATTTGTTTCCAGATTGTGTCTAGAAGCAAATAGTATTTTTTGTTTTTCAAAGCTTTTGGATAACATTTCATTTGATTGTCTTATCCAATTTGAAGAAGGAGTTCTTAAAAACACATAATCTTTATAGTCTGGCTTGTAGAATCTTTTTAATTTTTGCAGCTCTTTTTTTCTCTCTCTTTTGCCTTCGTCAGAATTGTCACTCTCTGTTTTGACAGAAGGAAATATTCCAAGATTAATATTTTGGTCTTTAAATAAAGCGCTTTCATTGCAAGCTTTTATAAATTGATCCCCGCCGTTATAGTCGCCTATAATCCCGACAACATTAAAATTTTTCAATAAATACAAGAAGTAATTCATATGGGACTCTAATTGTTGGCCTCTCAAAGCATAGCTATGGACAACTATCCCCGCTTTTTTTTCTTCTACAAGTTTTATAACATGAATAGCAAAATCATCTGACGTATCATTACCAGCCCAAGATGGGTCAAAAGCAATAATGTATTTTGCTCCACCCTCCCCTTTTAATTCTACCATTGGATATTCACCTATGTTTAACGCACACTCTTTTATTGTTTTTAAATTAAAGAATCCAGAACTATCGTCTGTAAATTCAGCGCCGAACTCCCTTTTAAATTGGGCCTCTGTCATTGTTGCGCGGGATTGATTCAAAAGATTTTGGTCATGCAAACCTTTTGGTAAAGCATCATGGGCAACTTGAAAAACTGCTCTTGTTGCGGTATCATTGATTTCTTTGTCTGGATTCGCTTCTTTGGCTTTTTTTAATGCTTCATTAGGATCTTCAATAAAATTTATGTATGTAGAATAAAGTCTATAAAAGAAATCAAAAGTATAACCCGCAGATGATAAACTCACTAATTTGTTGTTTTGGAAATCAGTTCTTTCTTCTTCGGTAAGTTGGCCCTGTTCTATCAACTTATCTTCTATTTTTGTGATTCTTTCTCTTTCTCTAGGATCGGCTACAACCCCTAAGAAGGGAACTATAACTTCATTGTAAATCTTTTCTGGCATCAACAACATTTCGTCACAGATAATAACATTAAAACGAAAACCACGGAGCTTGCCCCCGTCTCCCAACGGCAAAGAAAGAATTTTGCTTCTTCCTATTTCCATTATCCACTGGTCGCTTCCTTTGCTAACTTTTGTTACGCATTTTTTGAATGGGCCAGCTTTTTTATTGTTCATGATATCCTCTAATTTTGTGAACATCATTTTTGATTGACGAAATGAGGGTGCGAGAATACCAACAGTAACACCTTGATTCATCAAAGCATAAAGACCAGCATAAATAGATGACAAGTAAGTTTTACTTCCACCTCGCGAAATAACACCAATAGTATAATCAGTATTAAACATCGTTTTAATCATTATTTCTTGTAGAGGATACAAATCAACATCCATTATCATCTTTGTTGTCCATCTTATGTTATGATACATGAATTTATACAAGAGAACTTTGGCTTTATGTTCTTCTATATAGCCATCGATAGATTCTATTTCATCATTTATATTATGAAATCTTGGGTTTCTTCTTTTCTGTTCTCCTACCACTAACATTTTGATATAAAGTATTGCAAATCTACTTTTTTTAAATCTTCGGCAAAATCCAATAACCTTGGTATTAAAAATTTAGATTCTTCTCTACCGCCAGAAAAAACAAATTGGATATTCTCTCTATATTCATCAGTTAAAGCTCTTATTTTTGCATACACAGCTTTTAAATTAATAGGGAAATTGTTTACTTCGTTATAATTAATCAGATCATCAAGCTCGCACTCAACAACTATAAACATATAGCCTTCGTTTTTTACGCATCTGTTTATTTCTCTTTTGAATCTTGGTAAATTTTTGCCAAGAGTTTGAAGCAAATCCGCAAGATTTTTTCTTTCAACAGAATATTTGCTATCCAAGAAGGAGTAATCCCCATAATCAAGTTTTTCTGAGAAAGATTTTTCAAATTCCAAAACTAATTGTTCTCTAGTGTCTATTTGTATTACTTCGTTTATTTCTTTTGTGAAAAAATTTTTTGGTAATTTTTTGTCGTAAAATATATTAAAACCAGCTTCTTCTGCGATTCTCATATAAGAACCAAAGCTTTCTTGGTAAACGCTTAATTGCGGCAACCTTTCTGAAAATTGCAAATCAAGAAAATTAGGCGCGATATCTGATTCCCGATATTCCCTTTCTTTTTTTAAGACACTGAATAGATATTCTTTTGCTGTTTTATCGTTTTGTTTTTCTAGCCAAGCAAATAGTTGATCTCTACTATCAAAATCTTTTGCAAAATAAGATTCTAATTTTTTAAATGGCATTGGCTCCCTAGTTAAAAGATTGTATTTGGGATAATGTTTTGTATAATAACCAGCCATTATCATATCATGTTCTTTTAAGTGCATATGAAGATCCTTTCTGGAATCAAACTTTTTTCTACATTCTTTGCAGATATTTTCCTGCACTTCTTTTGGAACTAACATTTTAAATTAAGCTTGTATCTATTCCCCACAATCTGGCTTTAAATTCATCGATTGTTTCAAGTCTTTGCACCTCGTCTTGTTTTTCTCTTTCATATATCTTGGCTTGTTTGAGGATATTTTTTCGATCCTCTTCATCTTGAAAAGCCTCGACCAAAGACAAAATGCTTTCATTGGATTGCAATTGTTTTTGTTTTCTTTGTGCGCGGGAACCATTGAGTTTGTTGATTAATTTTTCGATTCTATCTGCGCAAGAAGCATATTCCCCACTTTTTGCTTTAAGCATTTCCGCCATTTTTACAGAGTGCTCTTTTTCTTCTGCTTCATCAAATAATCTAGTCAGCTTTTTTCTGTGCCTTTCTAAATCTTTAAGCATAACATAATCAGCCGATAAATTTAAATAAAGATTTGATTCATCTGCCGTTATATCATGCTGGTCCCAAACTGATTTTACTAAATTGCTTTCAAAAATTTCTCTATCCTCAATTGTTTCATAGGAGTTCATCATATAAACAAATCGCGGCGAGTTCATTGAGTTTAATAAATTTTCAATAGACTTTTTGTATTTTGGCGATAATTTGTTTTCTTCAAGAGAAACATTCACATATTTGTTGATTTTTTGTATAACTTTGCCCATTGATTTTGGAGCGGAATACTTTTTATCAAATATTTCATTAGAATCTATACCCAGCTCTCTTACAACCCTAACAATTTCTTTTTGTTCAAAACAAAGCGGCTTAATATTTTTATTTGGGAAAATTAACGTAGCTATTTCTAAACTATTCATTCCTTTTCTAGCTTTATCGGTAATGAAATTTATTTGGTCTTGGTTAAATTTTATAGAATCTAGTTTTTTATATTTAGTAGTTTTATAATCAATATTTCTATCTACTAAAAATTTAGCTATGGCTTTTCCGAGTTTGCTTCTTCCGTCATACTTGCCGCCACTTAATTCTTTTGCCAAATAACTGATGTTTGGGTTCTTTTTACAATTTGCCAAAACAAATTCTTCTTCTTCTTTTGAAAGAGTATGTTCCTTTGAAGTGGTCATATTAAATTATTATATCCTCATCTTCCATTATTTTTTTTGCTTTAATAAGGAAATTCTTTTTTAATTTTTTTATTGTATTATAACCAGCGGGTCTGTTTTTTTCGTTTGTTATGTATCCAAGTTTTTCCGCAACTATTTTCTCTGGTAATTTTTGTATAAATAATAAATCATAACATTTATAATCTTTTATCGTCAATGAAAGCCTCATCTTCTTGTGCAAAAGATTTTCAGAAGCCTCGTAGTCTATATATGTGGTATTTCTATTCTCTATTGGAATTTCCTGTGTTTCGATGGGGACGGGTAATTTAATGTTGTATGCTTGTTTTTTTGATCTTATCCATTTAGCATACATTGGGCACTCTTCACATTGGATTCCAGATTTTGTTAGTGTACAACCATTTTCTTCTGAATTAAGAACAAATTTACCGCCTTTTTTGCTGGAATTAAATTCGCATCCCAAACATGGCCTCGCATAATTATAATAATTGTCTCTGAGAATATTTTTTATTCTATTATGGGCTGTTACGTTTACCCAAGGGCCAATTTTTCCCTTTTCTTCGTCCCAAAGGTGCAGCTTTTCGTATATGTGTAAAAATATTAATTGTTTTACATCCTCGAAACTCATCCAAGGGATCGCCTTTAGATTCCACTTGTTTCTTTTGGAGGTTACGACTCTATTTATTTCTTCGTAATTTTCCTCGAAGATTCTTTTCCTTTTTCTGTCTTGCATAAGAAGGGATTAGGAAATATCTTTAGACTTTGAGGCGGGAGAACAATCTTTTGTCATGTTTTTAGAAAATTCCCCGTAATCAATTATGTCCGATTTGTTTTTCCTTTTGCCCATCTTAAATTGGCTGTTCCCCTGTTCAGAGGATTTGTTTAATGCTGACTGTAAAGTTGTTCTTTGTTGTATTGTTCCATCTATAATAACATTGGCAGATGAAAAATCAATTTTTAAATTATCAATATCAATATCAAATTCATTGTCTTTAATTTCTTCTGATCTAGATGTACTTTTTTGTGTTTTTATTAATGTTTCGCCTATTCTGGTTTCACAAAATGGACAAACTTTTGGCTTTTTACTTGAAAATTGTATTTTCTCTGCGCAGTTACTGCAATATATATGACTCATAATAAAAATAAATAAAAACTTTTGGTCAATTAGTTTACACTACAACTTATTTTTTTGTGAGATTTAAGGCTTTTAATAATGAATTTTAATATTTCGCTTCTTTTAATATCTTCTTCATTAAATTCAAAACAGTGAATCCCCCATTCTTGCGCGTCTTCACTATCAAATATGTTATACATTTTTTCAAAACCACTTTTACTACCAATATCAGATTGCATTGGATCTCCACAAAAGAAGAATTTGCTATGCTTTCCTATTCTTGTTATGATAGTTTGACATTCATTGAAAGTCATATTTTGAGCTTCGTCCACAATAACCACTTTTTTGTTTTGACTCGCGCCTCTAAAAAAATTCACTGGTATCCCAGTTACTCTTTGGCTTTTTAATAATTCTTTTATATCATCTGGGCCCAAAAGCTCTTCTAGTTTTTCTTTTAGTGGTAATAAAAATGGATCAAATTTTTCATCTATAGATCCGGGTAAAGCCCCAATACTTTTATCCGCGCTCTCAGCTAGACTTCTAATATAAACTAATTCTAGTTCCTCATGAACTTTCATTAATTCTAGTGCCGATAATACTGATATAAATGTTTTTGCGCTTCCTGCAACACCACTTATAAAGAATATATTTGTTTTATTGTTTAGAGATAATTTTAAAAAGTTTTTTTGCTTATCTGTAAGATCAAACTTTTTAATTTTAAAGTCGCTTTTAATTTGCGGGATTACTATTTCTTCTTCTTTAGACGTATTTTTAGAATTCTTTTTTCTTGGCATACAAATTAATTTACACTTTAATTTAAAAAACAGAATTTTTGTGTAAACAATGATAATGGAAAATAAAACCTATTATAAAAAAATGGATATACTCAATAAGCTTTGCGAAGAAACTAGCCCCTATGTAGTAGTCGAATGGTTGGGTAAATCCAACAAAAAATTAAAAAATAGAAGACCCAGTGAGTTTTTTATTTCTAATAATTTGAAGCCTATTATTGATATACTGGATTTAGAAATCAAAAGATTATCGAGAAAAAAATAATTTTTTGCTTGACTTTCCCAATAAAAAATATCTTATTGGATGAATCATGGTCGAAAATAATAGCGAATCAAAAGAAAAAAATCCAAACCAACCTTTGGCAGATGGACTTCTCTAAGTTTTCAGCGAAAATTTACGGAAGGCGTTCAAGCCAAAATAGGAAGAAGAAAGAAAAGGAGTTATCAGAATAAATACACCATTAATAAAGTGGACTGGCTCAAAACGCCCAATCGCCGCAAAAATAACATCACACTTTCCAAGGGAAATTGAAACTTATTATGAACCATTTGTAGGTGGAGGTTCTGTATTTTTCAGACTATTAAAAGATAACGCAAATGTTAAAAAGTTTAGACTCTCGGATAAAAACGATAGCTTAATTAATATTTTAAAAATCGTTAAAGACGATCCCCGAAAATTAATCCTTTCGTATAGGGAGAAATGGGAGGAACTACAAAAAGATCCGAATTTCTTTTATACGGAGCGAGAAACTTACAATAAAACCAAAGACCCATTCATTTTCTACTTTCTAACGAGAACCTGCTATAATGGAACTATTAGATACAATAGAAAAGGGGAATTTAATACGTCACATCATTTCGGAAGAACCGGAATGCAACCCAAAACGGTCGAAGAAGTTATATCGTATTACTCAGAATTAATGAAGGGGAAAGATATTGATTTTACTTGCGGTTCGTTTGGGAGTATTTCCCCAAAAGGCGAAAAAGACGTTGTTTATTTAGACCCGCCATATACGAATACCAAGGCATTATATTTTGGTAATATATCATTCGATGGTCTTCTGCCTTGGGTAGATGAACACTGAAGTGTGTGGCGCGTCTTCGCGTTCACACGACTGACTGGTTAAAACTTTTATGACTTTAGGAGGCACAGTAGAAACACGGATGACAGGATGGCTGGGAGGACCCGGCCTACTGCACATCGAGGTCGGGAGGCCACGCCTTCGGGTGGTCGAGAGCCTAAGAACAGGCAGACTCAATGTGGCGAACCTTGGGAACCCGTGCTGTGAAAAGGGGATGCATACTCGTTCCTCCTTTAATTTTAACTTCCTTGTTCATGGTTTATGAATATTAATGGTGTTAATTCTACGGATAACGAAGAGGTAATAAATATTAAATATACAGGTAGGGAAATTATATCATCAGGAAACTCTAGCTTTAGTAGAATGAAAGGTAAGAGTGTTAATGTTGGTGAATATTTCTATTACAAATTAGTATGATTCTCCAAGCCTATAAAGTTCAACTAGATGGCCTGAATCTCTTGGAAAATGGGAATGGTTTCAAAATAATTTTGAAAAAAATAAACCTCCATTCAGAAACTCGAAAAAAATGTTTATCTATAATAGATAAAACACTTAATTAGTTAATAATGTATATAATATTATTCATAATTATTTTTGCTCTTTGCGATATCAAAATAAAAGAGCGAAGAGGCGGGTATTCACCCAAAGGAAAAATAAATATACCAAAAAAAGTTCCCAATTTGCAATCATCAATAATAAAAAAATAAAATCAATGAAAACACCAGCAAAATACGACCCATCAATTATTGACGGAACATAACTATTATGGCTAACATAGAGAATGCTCCGCTTTGGGCAAAAGAATCACTAAAATTTTATTAATTGCTTGACATTTCTCTGAAAAATCTCATTATTGCGGAATGATTTTATTACTTAGCGGTCCAGCAAGATCTGGAAAAGATACTGTTGCGGATATAATACTAGAAAAATACCCCCAATATAACTTCGAGCGATTTGCTTTTGCAAAAGAATTAAAAAAAGAGTTAGAGGAAACAATTGAACAAAAATATGGCGTATCTGTTTGGGATGACCAACAAAAACATTTATTCAGAGATGAATTGATAGAATACGGCTGTGGGAAAAGAAACGAAACGCAAGGCAAATATTGGGTTGAAAAATTTATAAACGCCTATGATGTTAAAAAAAATTATCTAATTACTGATTTCCGATTTGGCGGAAGAACTGGAGAAAAAGCGTATATTAAAAATTTTATTAGAGAACAAAAAGTATTTTCCGAGGTATTATCATTTCATATCGTAAGAATAGAAAATAGCGAACCAATTTTGCCAGTAATTAATGAAGAAATACGTTGTGAAAATGATTTGCGAAGAGAAGCGGATGAATTGCTTTTCTTAAAATGGACAAAAGAATTAGACAAAGATTATATTTCTACTAAAATAAATGGTTTGGGAATTTTATGATAAGTTTTGCAGATTGCGGTGAAGGTGTTTACACACGAAGAAAAAAGATTAAAAATAATTGCCCATAAAAACGAAATAAAAAAACCAAAAAAAAGAAATATCACAATTAACCTACGAATCACTATAATAAAATGACTAAAAATAAAAAGCTAGAAAAAGGAACCAAGATTACAACCAACGGCGGAACAAAAGGCGTAATCAAGTCTTACCTTGGCGCAGATGAATACCTTTGTGAAATGACAAGTCGGAACGGTCACTATGTTACGCAAATTAGTATAGACAATATAAAGAAATGATTGAGTGGATAATAAACGAGTTCCAAACAAACCAGTTTTTTTCTGGTGGCATAAGTATTGCTATTTTTACTTCTGCTTTGTATTTATTGAGAAATTTGTCAGCAAAAATAAGCTCTTTGGTGAATACACATCTAATTTATACGATTAGAGTAAACAACAGTGATACAGAACTTTACAATTTTGTTTCTGATTGGGTTTCAAAAAAAACAGAGGGGCAAACAAAAAGAATAAAACTTGTTGGAAAAAGGCCATCTGAACAAGTAGACGATAATCCATACTCGCTCCCAAGAACTGGTAAAGCAAAAAAATCTTCCAACGGAAGTTCTTTTTCGAAAACAATTAATTACGGAACCCATTATTCTTTTTCTAGAAATGGATTTTTGTCAATTTCTTGCAACTTGGAAAACGCGGAAAACATGATTGAAAGAAAAGAATATATAGTCATTAAGTTCTTTTGCCGCAATCAAAATGAACTTAATGACCTATACAACACTATAGAAGAAAATTTCAAAGAAACAAACAAAGAAAATAGAATCTATATTCATGATTATGATTACTTTAGAAAAATCAAAAAAGAAAATAATAGAAAGATAAATTCAATATTTTTAAATAACAATGTAAAAAAAGAGGTATTAGAAGACCTAGATTGTTTCTTTTCTGAGGAAAATAAATACAAGGACCATTCTTTCAATTATAAAAGGGGCTATCTATTTTACGGTAAACCGGGAACTGGTAAAACAAGTTTTATAAAAGCTTTGGCTAATTACTATAATAAAAGGCTTTATTATTTTAATTTGAGCGAAATCGATGGTATTAAAGAACTAAAAAACCTATTGTTTAATTTGGCAGAAAATGTTTTTATCGTTTTTGAAGATATTGATATTTTGAGCGCAACAGAAAAAAGAGAAGAAACAAAAAACAAATTGAAATCCGATAATAGCTCCTCTATTAGCTTGCAGAGCCTTCTTTCTTTATTGGATGGTGACGATTTGCCTGATGGAACAGTTATTTTTGCCACAACAAATTATTACGAAAATTTAGATCCAGCTTTAATAAGAGACGGAAGATTTGACGTAAAGAAAGAATTAAAATACGCTGATAAAAAATTAGCTCTTGAAATGGCAGATTTTTTCGGAGTAAAAGATAAAGATAGGGTTGAAAAACTTTCTTTTCCAATCTCACAAGCAGAATTACAAAATATATTTTTTAAATTATGATACTAAAAAGACTAATAGAATGGCTCGAAAGCCAAGACGAAAATACAATTGTGCAAAATGGATTCGGAGAGCCGCATTGTGATAGAGGTTTTTATGAAAATCTCGCTTTTGATCCGGTCAAAGAGACAACAATAAAAGAAATGTTAAAACAAGCTAAATTAGCAAATGGATCTTCATTTTATGGCTATAAAGGCGGAACTTATGAAATGGGCAATTACACAGATGTTTTTATTGGTTTTTATCACGAATGCGGAGAACCAATCAATGAAAGTAATTTAAGATTATGGGGTGTAGAAGAAAAATTAAATGACGACGATTATATTAAAATCCTAAGAAAATCTGATCCCTGCCAAAAAGAACAAAAAATTCTTACTTATGATAAATGCAAAGACGGAATTGAAATAGAAGTTCCGACATTATTTTTAAAAAATTTAATTGAATCTGCACGAAAATTTAAAAAACAATAAAATGGCAAAAAACAAAGAAGATTATGCTGGCGGTTTACAAAAAATAGAAGTCGATTACATTGAAGCATACATGAAAAAAAATAACCCGACTGTATTTGAGTGGGGTATGGGAACGAGCACCCTTAGATTTCCCAAATATTGTAAAAGCTATGATTCCCTAGAACATAATGAGGATTGGTATCTGAAAACTAAAGAAAAAAACAAACAAACAAATTGCCGCCTTCATCTTGTTAAAAACAACAAACCGCGAACAAAACCCACAAAGGCAGAAGAGTTTAGGGATTACATAAATTTTATTGAGAGCTTCGAAAATGAACATTTTGACGTTTTCTTCGCTGATGGCAGGGCGAGAATATTTTGTATTGAAAAAGGTCTTGACAAATTGAAAAATGATGGTATTGTATTTCTACATGATTATACACCGCAAAGAACTAATTACCACTGGATCGAAAATTTTATGAATAAGATTGATCAAGTCGGAGCGTTGGGAATTTTTAAAAAACGATAAAGTTTATGTTATTTACAGAACGCGAAGATGTAGCGCGGTCTTCCGTTGCTACAATCGCATGGTTCTAATTCGACAAACACTAAATCAACCAAATAAAAATAATGAAAAACGCATCAGACATATTCAAAGACTTGCCAGACGGATCAGAGTTTGCTCCGCCCATCCCCGAACCTATACAGCAAATCCACAAGGCTCAGAGGTGGTGTGAGGCTTACGACTTCGAGCAAGATCACGCATACTATGCAGAGTTAATACATGCTTTTATTGCGGGATATGGGACAGCGGAGAGAGACATTCAAGTCAATCCGCTAATCGAAGCACTAGAGGAAACGCTGTCCGAAATGGAGGCACTAATGAGGAAAAATCCAGCGTATCGCGGAGGTATCAACATAGCCGAACGCGCTAGGGCGGCTCTTTCTTTGCATAACGCTAAGTAATCCCGCGCCGCTATGAATACCAAATTTAATCAGAAAGCTGTCTCGGCGTCGGGATCTACGTCTTGTTAGCGGTCTTTTCTTCCGAACTACCAACCAATACCTATGAAAATCTACAAAGTCACAATCGAATTTGAAACCGTTATTGCAGCGGAATCTGCTCAGGATGCAGAGAATCAAGCGCAAAGCATCATTCGCGATGGGGACGAGGAATGTACTCTAAATCACGCCAAAGAAATCACCGCGCTGAATCAACTTCCAACTGGATGGAACGGTGAATGTATTCCTTGGGGAGATAAAGTAATCGAGGACAAACGACTTGAAAACATTCTTCCCGCTAACGGCAAGGATGACGCACCGCGATAGCGGGTGCTGTCCATCCCGTTGTTCAATTCTTAATTATTATGAACAGACAAAACTATGAAATGACAACGAGCGATCTTGAATCGCTCATCGCCGCCAGCAAACCCGTGAAAATGATGATGCTACAATGTGGAACCCCACAAAGCCCACAGGAGAACGCTAACGCCGCATGGAAACGATTAGGCGACAGGATGGGATTTGACCACATGACCGTGCGACCCACGGGAAAGGGCGACAGATTCTTCTCTGCTATCTCATCGAACGCTCAAGGTGACTCATAGAGTCCCGGTCAATAAACTTATGAATACACAAATAAACTCCACCGCTCCGTCTGTTGGTAGCAGCGCCTTGTTCGGCTCTTGGTTGCCCGCCAAAGACGCCCCGAAACGCACCACCTTGATTGTGGGGGATGCAGGGAAAACGGGAGCGGGATACCATAACGGGAGAGGCCAATGGTTCATCTACGGGACGAGTCTGCCAATGGAGACGCCAACTCACTGGATGCCGTTTCCTTTTCCGCCGAACGCTTCAGGCCATACATCCCAGCCCCCGAAATGATCGCTGCACAATCAGACTTCCTAACTTCCCCACCGCTCCGTTTAGATGGAGAGCTGGGATTGTATGCGCCGTCTTGTTCGTCTTTGCGGGTTTTGGTGGCGTGCGAGTATTCTGGGACGGTGCGCGATGCCTTCCGGTGCTTAGGACATGACGCCTGGAGCTGCGACGTATTGCCAACCGATGCCGCCAAACAGTGGCACTTAGAATGCAAAGTGGAAGAAGTCATAAACGAGGGATGGGATCTGATGATAGCGCACCCGCCATGCACCTTCCTGTCCGTCTCGGGAATCCACTGGAACGACCGGGGAAGAGGATGGGAAGGAACCGACGCCGCGCTGGACTTCGTTCGACTCTTGATGGCTGCGGACATCCCGAAAATTGCGATAGAAAATCCCGTGTCGGTCATCTCCAGTAAGATCCGCAAGCCGGATCAAATCATCCAACCTCACCAATACGGCCACGATGCAAGCAAGGCGACCTGTCTCTGGCTCAAAGGGCTTCCAAGACTCCACGCCACCGAATCAATCCCGCCGCGAATCATCGACGGAAAAAAGCGGTGGAAAAATCAAACGGATGGCGGACAGAACAAACTCGCGCCAAGTGCCGACCGCTGGAAACTACGCTCGACCACTTACGCCGGGATAGCCCGCGCAATGGCCGAACAATGGGGCGGCAAATTCCGTCAGACGAACGCCTAAATCTTGGCAACCGCTCATCAGCGGTCGCCGCCAACACTGAAAACTTATGAAACCACCAGAAACACACCAACAGGACGGCGGGATGCCGTTGTCCACCAGCGACTTGTTAGCCGTTGCGGAATGGCTCACGGGCGACGATACGGGCGTAAGCTCTCAATACATGGCAAGCGTAGCTATCGCGGGAAGCGTCCTGAAATCCAGATGGGCCGACTCTACTCCATCCGATGCTCCCGATCTTGGCCGATGCGTGCGGCTGATCAAAAAAGCTCCGACCGTGCTCAACTGCTTCCCGATCCTGCGGCTCGCGTCGCCGGTATGGGCGGCATACGTGGATCACTGGGACGAACTGACAACGCTGTGGCACCAAGGCGACTACGGCAACACCACGGGGAAGATGCGCGAGCTTCGTTCTTCGGCTAACAACAAGGATAGCCATGCGAAATAAAGACTCAAGATCAACACCAGCGCGTCAATCGCATTGGCTACTCCGTATGGTTAGAGATACGCCTTGGGGTGTTATTCTCGCTTTGATATTTGGAGGGTATCTGCAACTCGGGGTGGGAATTTATCGGGGTTTTGATTGCGGATCAATAGTGACTGGAAGCGTGATACTCCTTTACGCCTTGGTTGCACTAATAACGCTTCGGCCAATTCTTTCTTCTAACTACAAGGACTAGCACACCGCTCGTCCGTAACCCTAAAAATACAATTATGAAAACAGATAATCCAAACGATAACGAAACCACCGATGAGAGCGGGGTTGATAGCTCTGATTGGTTCTACTTTTTTAACGCAACAATAACACTAAACGGAAAGATAACACTATGAGCAAATACGACGCAGAGGAACTATACAAGGCCGAAACGGGAAAGGAGCCATGGCTCCCAACGGGTCCAGATGACCACTGGACCAAAAAAAACAACAATGGAGGTGTCTATAGGCTACGTATACTGGCTAGAGGCAAAGGTGGAGAGTCAGCTTGAAAAGAGTGAAATACGAACGAAATTGACTAATCCACTTTTAAATAACAAAAATAAAGAAAGAGTAAAAAACAAAATAAAAAATAACAAAAAAATATGAACGTAAAAAAAGAAGACATAGAATACACACTCGATAAAAACGAAATCGAGTCAGAAAAAAAGAACAAAATCATTCAAGACCTCGAAAATCTAATCGAGCAAATGAAAGAGGAAAAGGGCGAATCAAAGAAATACTTCTTTATTGGCGCAAAAACAACGAACAACCCAATATTCGAAGAAAACAAAATCTTTCTTTGCAAAATTGAGGAGGGCGAAGATGTTTCTATTATCAAAGAACGATTGGACCAACTAAAAAGAGAATACAATGAAAGTAAGAAGGGCAAACGTCTTCCCGCGAATAGCTATGATGATCTTTTTTATAATTGCCCAAAAAAGCTCTTCCGCGAAGTTGGTCTAAAAGTTTCTTCTTATGAACCAATTGAGTTCGTTAACCTATGAAAGAAAAAACAAAGTTGACCATAGGACAGGCTTTAATTTTTTTGGAACCTGTGACTGAGGTTTTTCAGATATCCCTTTGCATAATTTTTGCGCTAATTGTAATTTTATTTGCCTCACCCATCATTGTGATGTTCGGTTCTCTTTATGGGTTTGTTAAGATATTAAATTGGTTTTATAGTTGCAAAGATCTTGCCCAAAAAAATAAATGAGGAATTTGATACCAAAAGGCGGCAACGATGACTTCCAGACTCCCTCCTATGTTGCTAAAAAAATAGTTGAGCATCTTGTTCAAAACTATCATATCCAAGAATCGACGCGAGTATTAGAACCTTGTGCGGGAAATGGCAATTTTGTTTCTGAAATTGAAAAATTTGTTGACAAAACAAACATACATACCACGGAAATAAAACAGGGGTTCGATTTTTTTCATCTTTCCAAAAATAATAAATATGACTGGATTATTACAAACCCGCCTTGGAGCAAAGCTAGGCCATTTTTGAATCATTCAATGGATCTTGCGCCGAATATATGTTTTTTGATTACCATTAATCATATTTTGGCTCTCAAAGCTCGTTTGCGCGATATGGATGAGAAAGGTTTTTGGCCCACTGAAATTCTGCTTCTTGATACGCCAAAAGAATTTCCCCAATCTGGATTTCAGCTCGGCGCGTGTATTATTCAGAAAAACGAAAATTACAGCAAGCAAATATCTTTCACAAAAATAAAAACTTGACAATTAAAAAGAAATCTAATATCGTTTTTTTATGGTAATAGATTTTTCAAAATATTGTATTTTTTATGAGCAATTTAACGTGATAGACTTAGAGCTTTATGTTGAATTTTTGGAAAAATTTATTGTAGTTTTGACGGAGGATTTAAAATATGGAGCAATGCTTATTGAATCCGAGAAATTTTATTTTACTTATATCCAACCCACTAATCCAAAAAAAATAGTTTATATACAGAACTATAGAGCTTTGTATAGAAAAGGAGAGATTTTATCAAATTTTTTTTGATTCCGCTAGAGAATGATTCTTTTGGGGAATTAGACAATTCAGTTTTTAAAAATATAATCAAGGACCATTTTATTTTTAAAAAAGTATTTATTGAAAAAAAAGTTTATTTTAAAGTAGATAGCTATGTAGCCCCCCCATTTTTATAACAATCCCGCCAGAATTTAGTATTTCTTTCGACGTAAAAGTTTTGGTATTTTCGGAAGATTTAACCATTGAATTGCGCGGGTTTGTTGATTTTTTAAAAAATATTTTATTTTTCAAAGAGTTATGATCGCCGAAGAAGAGACAGAGAAATACCTAGAGATTACTTGTCATAGTTTTTATTATCATATTTCTACTATTAAAAATATGTATGAAAATTTTTTGTATAATGGTGGATTTAGTCCCCCATCTTGTTGGCTTTCGAAGGAAGAAGAAATTACAATAGGATTTGTGTGTTTTTTATATTTTTATATGCCACACACAATAAAAAAAATATTAAACAAAAAAGTAATAATAAATTACGAGATAGAGAAACATAATACAGAAAACATATGCACTAATATAGAAGGAAAAAAATTATTTCTTGTGAAGATCACTTTGACAATTCTACCCGCTTACGCAGATTCTATACTTTCAGAAATGCACGAATATATTAAATTCTTAGAAAAAATACAATCCTACCGCGAATTATGAGCCAAAAATTTAATACACAAAAATACATAGGTGAGCCAACTATAAATCTAAAAAACCTAATAACAATTACAGACAAGATGTTTTTTTATCTAAAATATTACTCGTATAAAAATTTTTTTAAAGGAGGAGAACCATCTTTGTATTTTGATTTGTCGAAATATAAAGACGCGCAAAATATTTTGGAATACCTATCTTTATTTCAAGATTTGATAGAGATAACAAATAAAAAAATACAATTATCCGTAAAAGAAATAACTCTCGAATATATAGGATATCAATTACCAGACTTAATATATATACCAATCAGTTTCGAAATAAAAATCTTTGAAAAACAATTAATCAAAGATTTAAAAGAGTACCGCGACTTTTTAGAATATATTTTGGCGTATCAACAATTATGAATTATAAAAATCAAACCCAAGAACATTTAGATGCCCACGAAACTAATCTTTTTACATATAAAATTTTAGCAGAAAAAATAATAGATAAATTTTCAGATAAACTTGGAACAATAAAAGAAATGCGAGTGGATTGGGTTGACCAAAAAAAAATTTTTATATAGTGGATACACAATAAAAAATACGAATGCAATGGTTTTATTCAACTTGGAAACCATAGGCAAATCTTTTAATGAAGTAGTCGGGCATAAAATATCATTAGAAATTAAAGACTGGAAAGAACAGTGGTTTATGATCGGCAATGTTAAAAGGTTTGGTCTTTATTTGCGGGTATTAGATTGTTCAAGCGAATTTGTTTATGATATGCGCGAATATCATCGTTTTTTAGAAAACATTATAACCTATAGAGATCTATGACTGATTATAACACAAAGAGCATTTCTCGGAAATTTTTTGCTTTATAGAAGCATTTAATTTTTGCTCTCTTCTGCTTTCGGTTCTGGCTTTGGTACTTTAGCTGGCGGCACGGTAATCCTCAACCAAATAAACACAACAACCGCGAAAACAGTTCCAAGCGGCTTTTCCGCTGCTTGAATCAAGAATGCGGAAATGACTTCGCGCAATTGATTTATTGCCCCTTCCGCCACTTCTGCTTTTTGCTGAATATCAGCAACTTGCGGCGAGTCTGTTAGTTTGTCTACCACTTCCATTGTGGTAATTAAAGTTTGCCCATTTGCCAAGACCTCTTCTTCTTGTCCAATTACTCTTTTGTATTCTTGCTCTGAAACGGGAGCTTGCGGGATGGGAGCTTGCGGATATAAAAATGTTCCTATTGCCAAAATCAATGCGCCCATTCCAGCTTTTGGACCTTGGAGACTTTCTTTTATTGTTTGTAAAGAGGGAATGTTCATAGTTCTTTTTACACAAAAAAACCGATTTTCAAAAATAAAGCCCCGATATTTTTTTGGGTTAAGTAGATTTGGATATTTTTGAGGATGTTTTTTGGGAAATAAAAGGGGTGGGGGCTTTTCTTTTTTTTTATTTTGTTTTTGTTTTTGTTTTCTTCGTTTTTTTTTCTTTTTGTTTTTGTTTTCTTGCTGGTGTTTGTTGTTTTTACTGGTGTTTTTTTATTTGATTGGTTTTTGGGGTTTGTATTGTTTGAGTGGGAGACCCCGCCTCGGTCTGAAAAAAATGTAAAATGTAAATTTTTTGTAAAAAGGGGTGGGTGGGGTAAATTGGCATGGAAAATGTACGCAAGGTTGGCATGGAAAATGTACGCAGGGTTGGCATGGAAAATGTACGCAGGGTTGGCATGGAAAATGTACGCAAGGTTGGCATGGAAAATGTACGCAGGGTTGGCATAAACACAGCACCGGAGTCACAGCACCGGAGAGTCACAGCACCGGAGTCACAGCACCGGAGAGTCACAGCACCGGAGAGTCACAGCACCGGAGTCACAGCACCGGAGAGTCACAGCA